ATGGAAAAAGTGGGTACCCAGGCAAGCCGTCTTTTCGCTTGCCGTTGCTTGCCGTTTGCTTGCCGTTTTGTTTTCTAGGCCCGCCGTTTGAAATGTGTAGCATAAGGGCTTGCCGTCTTATGTTTTTATTTAGGCCGGGATTCCCCTCCCGCTTGTTTACTGGGATTCCGGGGGAATTATATTCGAAGTAACTTTAGGATATGGAACATATCCTAAAGCGATTTTTGGGATTTGTCAAGTCGAATCGCATAAGTTATGCAATTATTTTTTAGATGCGGCTCGCATGTGAAACTTGCGGCACGGGCACGCAGCCCCCGGAATAGCATAAGGATTTGTTCCCGCTAACAGAATGTCACTGGTGTGTGCTATGGCTTTGCGTTGAAGAAGCCCGTTAGTTCTCCCAGTAATTTCAGGGAGTTATAGTCAGCGTCTCCAGACGCAGAGATGCCTACATAACCAATGTCCCTTTGGAACTTAGCGTAAGCAAGTTTGGTCTTTGAGTCGAAGTGTCCTCTTGGCAAGCCTGTAATCCCAGTCACCTTTGACAACGCAAGTTGTACATGGACAACGCTCTTATGCTTTATCCCGCTTCGCACCTGAGCGGGTGTAACCTCTGGTGCGTTCTCATTTGGGGTCAAAGGGCTAGCCGTCTTGTATCTCGGTCTTGCGTATCCGATGACCTCCGTTTGATGACGGGTGCGTATATATACACCGTTAGGGATTTGTACCTGCTTAGGTAATCCGCTAGCCGTCATTCCCTCCACCGTTTGTATAATACCGTCAGTGGCGTGCCGTTTAGTGTCCAGCACCACTCCGATATGTGGCGTGCCGAATTCGCTTGCCGTCGATGTTTGGAGGAAGACGATATCTCCTCGCCGTGGTCTTACATGGAAAAAACCGTGACCCAGGTAGTAGGCAAGGGCAACCGTTGAGACTGTGTGGGCTACGGGTAAACGCACGCCCGCTTCTCCAGCAACGACATCAATAAAGAGACCGTTCCATGGCTTGCCGTTCAGACCAGCCCGTTGACCAAATTTATTTTCCAAGCCGTTAGGTGCTTCGTATCCAACATAATCTAATGCTTTAGATATGAAGCGTTCCCGTAATTCACTCGCCGTCGGTGCTGGCATCTTGGCCTTCCGCATCCCGGAGTAGCATAAGGTCGTGAAGAATGTTGACCGCTTCGTTGGCCCGTGCCGTCAGCCTGATGTGTTCCAATCTGGTCGACGCTAGTTTTACATCTTCGTGAAGACCGTTGGCCAACTCGGTCAGTTGGTCTATAACTTTATTCAGTGACATCGGTCTCGGTTTTCTTGTCGTCTTCTACGACTTCTGCTTCTATTATAGTCTCTTGTTCGCTATTGGCTGATTGCAAACGCCGTTGTGCTTCTATGGCGTTATTTGCTAAACGCTCCAAACGCTCGGCAATGATTGAGGCAGCAGGGCGGACATCGATAGAGACATCGGTATTGATGTCGATACCAGCACGAATACCAGCACGGTCAAGAATCTCGGTGGCCGCTTTAAGTTTTACGGGTTCTGATTCTGCGTTGTCCATAAGTTGTTCGAGAACATCGACGGCGGTTGGAGTTGCTTGAGTGAGTCTTTGTCTGGCACGCTCTACTGAGTCAGTTGGTTTATTCCTTAGTGAGCCCAAATGAACGCGGCACAAGCCATCATCGGCTCCCCTCCCGCCAGACCAAAGTTGGCAACGGATACCGTCATCTTTGATTGCTTTACAGCGACGGGGAAGAGGGAGTTCCTTTTTTCCATGCAGGAGTTCGCCCGAATTTTGTTGCTTAGCCCAAGCCCGTGTTGCTCCCAGCACCCAAGGCGGAGCGATGTAGTCTGCTGCTGACTCGGCTAATAAGTCATAGCCAGTTATATAATCAGAGTTTTTATCAGTAGGGTCAGACAAAATTGCGATTTTTTCATCCAGCGACATCAGCCGTTGCTGACTTTGCATCTCTGGGGAGAGTGCTTGGATTAGTCCAGTCGGAACTCCGTTTATTGCGTAGACAGGAAGCCAATTGAACTTAGCCCTACGCAACGCCTGGCGATTCTCAAATGTATCTAGACATATGCCACGGTCTGTTTCTTCAATTCCAAAGAGGGAGAGGTCGGGTCTGAGATTTATAGGGGTGTCGATTTGGACATCTGGTTGCTCAAGTTCTGGTTTGGCAAATGGGTCTTTGCCCTCAAGAGCGTCTGTCATAAGTAATTTCCTAAACCTGAGAGTTGAGTGGCCAGACTGGGGAGAGGCTGCTGACCACTCAACCCATTCCGTTTGCGATTTCGCAATTCAAAGAACGCCTCTACCCGTCGAGGCTAGACCCCGACAGTTCCCACTATACGCTATTGGCGAAATCTGCTTTTGGCGAAATTTTGGGCCTGGTGAGTGACCGGGGTGGGTTTTTCATTTACAAACATAGAAAAAACCCCGTAAAATCAAGGGTTTGATTTTTACGGGGCTAATTCTAAAAAGTGTTTTGAAATTACTTCTTTTTTGGCGTTGCTTTCTTAGCAGTTGTTGAAGTTGTTTTCTTAGCAACTGGCTTCTTAGCAACTGGTTTAGATGCTGTCTTCTTTGCGACTGGCTTCTTTACGGCTGGCTTTTTTGAAGCACACTTACAATCTCCACCACAAGCACAGGTCTTAGTGGTTGTCAACTCGTGAAGAGTATTGATTCGATTTAGTAGTTCTTTATCTCTCTTCAATGCTTTTGCTTTTGCCTTTTCAATTAGTTCGGCAGGTGAATCAGTGTAAAGAATATTGCCATTGTCATCGGCAAGGAAGCGACCAATCGCATCCCTAGCAGGAAAACGCTTAGGCTTCTTCTTGAATAGATTTGTTATCCAACTCATCTTTTTGTATCTTTCTTTGGGTAAGGCTGAATTTTGTATCTCAACTTGTTCAGCAGTTCTTTCTTCCTCTGTTTAGAAGAAGAGTTGAAATACACATAGCGATGCTTTCGTGGTCGCTCGTGTCTTTCAAGTCTATCACCATAGTATGCTTTCGCACCATTTACTCCACCGTGAGCATCAAAGATATGACGAGAGTGAGAACCAGATTTTCCATCTAGTCTCCACTCAACATGGCGGTCAGACATTCCAGTGTAAATCCAGTTAGTTGCTTGGTACACAATTCCAATATGACCAGCACCAATTTCAGCGTAAGAGATTACTATATCTTTTTCCTTAGGCAAAAGTCTTAGGCTTCGACCAATCAGGTAGGACTCTGTGTTTTTAGGAGTGCCATCTTTTATCCATAGACGAGTAAGTTCTAAAACATTAGCCGATTCATCTGGGCCACAAACTCCAACACAAACGCTAGGTGATGCTGGCTTTCCATAAATTACACAGCCAATCATTTCTTCGCCATCGAATAAACCATAAGCAAACATAGTGCTGGCTCTGCGATGAAGATAGTGATTAGCAATGACCATCAGGTTAGCGTCTTTCGACGAGATGGGTTTTATGGTGTAGTCAATCACTCAACGAGTTTATCTTGCTCTTTTACTTCGTGTGGACATTCACACACCCAAGTCTTGTCGTAATAGATAATTTCTTTTTTACAGTTGTCGTGATGTCCTGTCATACAAAATCCACACTTAGGTCTTCCGATTACCTCAGGTGCCACACGCTCTCCTTGTGATGGTCAACCTTGATGCTAGGGTCAAGCATTACTTTCATACCTGCTCGTCTTGCGTTCATACACCACGAGTAGTCTTCACCAATATCAAGAACGATTCTTTTTTCTGGATGGTCAATACGCTCAATGCGGAACCAAGGTCTTTGCATACGCTCAAAGACACCAGACTTCATAGAGATAAATCCAAACCCAACTCCAAATACTTCGATAGGTTCATCGACCATAAAGAAATCTAATTCTTTACAGTTGATGGGACTCTTACCGTCAGGGGCAAACTTGGAGACTGAAACTGACATATCACCAATCTGCGTGTAATACATACCACTAATGATTTCGTGCTCACTTGTGATTAGTTTCTCAAATGCTTCAGGTCCCCAAGAGATATCTGAATCAATCCAAACAACTCTGTCGTAAGTGTATTTACCAGAACCAATTTCATTGGTATCCCAGTTTGGATGAAGTTCATCAATCGCTGTCATTTCTCTAGCGTGAGACACAAGTGATGAGGCACAGTTGATGAACTTATAAGTTAGACCACGAGCAGTTAGCCACTTAGTAGTTTCAATCAGTGAACCTACATAGGTGTTATGAAGTAATCTGCCTGGCGTAGCAATCACAATGTTGTAGTGAGGCTTAGTCATACTCTTCTCCTTCTCCCATTGATGCATCTGAACTTTGCTCTACCCAACTAGAAACAAACTCCATCATCTTTTTCATTTTCAACTGTTTGATTCTTACTATATCTTCTGGGTCAATCAAGCAGAGGGCAATTAGGTCGAGCATATCTTTGAACTTCAAATGTACATCCGTTGGACCTACAAAGAACTCCATCATTTTCTCGGTTGGAATTTCTGCCATAGAAGTTATCCTAAACTTTTCGCCATCAATATCGATAGTGAATACAGTTATGGATTCCTCAAAGACTTCATCGATTTGCTGAAAGATATCTTTCTCTTCCATTAGTCCCAACCTCGACATCCGTCATAGGTTGTGTCAAACTCACGGAAAGGAGTGAACTCCCACATCCCGTAATACTCTTGTCTTTCTTCATCCCAGTCGTGAGTCTTATCGCAAGAACCACACTTTGCTTTGCGTACTGAATACTTAGTAACTTCTTTCATAGTGAAGTCTCGCTCTATCTCTAGAGCAGTCTTACCAAATTCTTCTCTGGCTTCTTCCAAAGTCTCAAAGTAATTTCTAGAACCCCAGCCATAGACCATTACATTTTTACCTGCTTTGTTTATACAAGCAACTGTCCAGCACTTAGGTCTTGGGTCAACATCCTTACATTGAATACTTCTAGGAACATAGTTAGGGTCAAAGAAAACCACTAGGCGAAAATCGCCACGATGATTAGGGTAAAGTCCCCAACCTTGCTCCCACTCATAGTCAGCATTATAGAACTGTGCTTGCTCTAATAGCAATGGTGCGAACTCTTCCTTGAGTTCTTTTTCAGTCCAAGGGTTTGGTAATTGTTTTGATACTGTCATTTTGTCTCCTGTTATCTGGCACTTCTACATTCTCTACACAAGAACTTATCCCAGCCAGTTGCTTCGCTAGAAATCTGACCGTTCTGAGTTACTGGGCAAGGAACTACTTGATTTGGATTATCGCACTTGTCGCATTTCAAATCAACAACCCACTCAACTGAACCACCTGAGTTGATTGCTGCCACTACTCCTTGAGTAAGTGCGTGAAGTCCACCACTTCCATGTGTCTTCTTTAGAAACGCTCTTGCGTTTGTTGTCTCAAGAACTGGTCTTGGATTCCTACAAGGACAAGTCTGTTTCTGGGCATTACATTTATGAACTCCACGGCCTTCGATAAAAGCGTGAAATCCGATTGCGTGTCCACAAATACAGATTCGACCATCTCGGTTCTTTGCGTTCTTGATTTTGTTGTACGCTTCTGTGGCTTCCTCAACTGTGATGTCGAGTCCAACCAAAAGTTCTGAGTTATTTTCCATATCTAGATACTAACACCTACGCACATCAATTTCAACCAAAACACGCTCATTTCTTTTCTAATCTGTACTAATTACCTATCGTATCTAATTTTCTATTGGACTGTGTTTCCTGCCACCCATGAGAGAGACCTCACATGCGTATAGGGAATTCAGTACATTAGATAATTAGATATAGATAGATTAGACATACTAGCAAGAAACTACAAATAACTTTTGTATCTCTCTGCTAGTATCCCGAAATTATGCTTTTTCAGATACTATCAAGAAACTTTTTCAAAAATCCGCTTTTCGTGATAGTACCTAACAGAGTCTAAAATTTCGATACATTATCCGCTATCCGTTTTTACAGATTTATAAATCTGTTTTTCTTGCTAGTATCTCCCAAAAAGATATAAAGAAAAAGCATAAGAGGCCCCTAAAAAGCATAAGGTTATGTAATAAACCACGAAGAAGACTATATAATAAACACTCATCTAGCCACCCAAATGTGTATAGTTTTTGCCATTTTCTATACAGGTTCATCAAAAATGAAAAGTGCGGTAAAATGAATTATGTCTGGATTAGATGATTATCAACTCGCAGTTCAAGCAAATCTGAGAAGAATTAGGCTTGCCACAGCAGTTGTGAACGAAGTCCAAGACCAACTACTTGACCCTCTTTACCCACACGCAAAGGCTGATTTACTACTTCAAACAGAGGCTCTTTTAGAAGCGTCTTTCGGTTTGATGGATGAAGTCAGAGAAATCGTGTGGGCTAACCAACACGGACAACCATCACCAGATAGTTAGGAAACTGCGTGCTACACCCTAAAAAGGGTGAGGGAGAGCACTCAAAGAAATATAATAAAAAAAGAAAAGCACCTCAGATTGCTCTGACAGTGCTTATCTTTTCAACGCCAATTTGTATGGCTACTTCCGCCTTTGGATTACAGCCTGAATCACAGCAGCAACAATGGCAAACACAAAAGGTGTCGCCAAACCTAGCAAATAACTACCTAGGTCAAAGCCGTCAAACGAAATTTGCATCTCTAACTCCAATCATTTCCGAAGCAGACATTACTGCTTTACAAACTACCCTAGCACAATATAAGACAAAACTGGCACAACTCTCTAATAAAGACCTCCTAGACCCAGCCCTAAAGCCACAACTAAACCAAGCAATTCTGTCTATTTCCACCCAGATTTCAGACCTAGAAGCCAAGATATCTAAGGCTATCTCTGACCTAAAGACCTACAAATCAGCCCAACAAACCCTATCTGAAGCCCTTTCTAACTACCAAACTGCCACAGATAACCTTAGGGATGTCGACACCCGTTTTTCTACCGCCACCACCACGCTAAAGGATAAAGCCCAAGCAACAATAGATGCCAAAGCCCTCGCTGATGCGTCGCTGACTACTCTTTCGTTAGTCAAGCAAGATGTCCAGCAAAAAAGAGATATTCTCTCATCTGCTGACGCATCGCTGACTAATCAAATAGAAATCACCAACAACGCACTCACCACACTCAACAACGCCAAACTGCTAACAGCACAGGCAACAGAGGCTCTACAAACAGCCCAGCAAGAATTAGACCAAGCCCAGCAGGAACTAAACACCGCCAGCACCAATAAAGCAGAAGCACAGTCTAACTACGACACAGCAAAAGCAGTATCAGATTTAGCGTGGGCGGAATACGACACAGCACACCAGAACACTCAGGAATATGTCAGCACCTATAACTATCTGATTGACCAGTATGGAGTTGTCTATGCTGACTATCAAATAAAGCAGTCTGCTTATTACACAGCACAACAGAACCTATCAACAGCAGAGCAGAACCTAAACACAGCACAGAGCAACTATGACAACAACTTGATTGCTGACCCAGCATCTAATCTGCCAGTTGCTACACAAGGAATAACAGCAAGGGTCTACAACCAACTAAGTTCATCTGTTCCACAGCGTTCTGACACAGCCTATAACTTATGCTCTACACAAACTCTTACTCAGATAAACCACAACTGGGGCGGTGGCGATATCTTAGGGTGTGGCTCTGACCGAGTGATGATTCACTACACAGGTTATTTCACTCCAACGGAGAGCATCACATATCTATACAACTCTGCCGATGATGGCTTCTATATGTCTTTGGATGGCACACCAGTTATTACTGGCGACTGGAGACTAAAGGGTTGTGGAGGTAGTTGGTATTCAGTAAACCTACAAGCAGGTAAGACTTACGCCCTAGATGCTTGGTTCTATGAGTGGGGTGGCGGTGCTTGCTCTACTCTCTACTACCAGTCAAATACAAACTGGGGCGTAGTTCCAGCAGCGTGGTACACACAGAGCCAACCTGCCCCAATGATTCACGACCCTAGGCTCAAAGTAGTTCTAGACCAAGCAAAGGCAGATTATCAAGTAGCCCTAGACAATTACAACACAGCAAACTCAGAGTGGATTCAAGCACAGGCAAATCAGCAGGTAGCAGCCCAAGCAACCACAGATGCTTACTACACCTTGATTGGCTTAGCAGAGATTGAGAACTCAGCCTACGCACATATTCAAGAAGTTCAGCCAGCAGTTTCTGAGGCTGAAAGTAATCTAAATAGCCTTATTAGTGTTTATGACTTAGCACTAAGTAATAAATCTCAGAAGCAAAAATTATATAACTCGGCTCAGGAAGACTTACTCCACTCCCAAGAAAAGCATAAGACTGCTCAAACTTCTTACTTGGAAGCGGTTTCACAACAAGAAATCTTGGAGGCAGCGAAGGCGAAGGCCTGGAATAACTTAAGCAATGCTACAGAACAAGAGGGCTTGGCCGAGACAGACTACAACTCCAAGACTTCAGCCCTAACTTCAGCCCAAGCAGATGAGACCCTTGCTTCTCAAAACTTAGCCACAGAGCAGGAAAATCTAACAAGTGCTCAAACAGCACAATCTGTAGCATTAGCCACTAAGACAGAAGCAGAAGTATCTCTAGAAGAAGCAACATCTCCCCTAGAAATCAACATAAACTCTGACATCTCTTTTACAGACTTGGAGACCATTCTTGATACTCCAGCCCCTAAGCCAAAACCTAAGCCAGAGCCAGAGCCAATAGGCTCACCAGATATCCCTAAGGACCTTTCTGCTGACAACCTTATGGATGTCGACCTAAAGGCAGTTGACCCCACTGAACTAACTCCAGCACAGGCAGACCAACTGGTAGAGGCAGCCCTTCAAACTTTTGAGACAGCCACGGAGGGTTCACCAGAGTACCAGCAAGCGTTGGATGCTCTTTATCTTGCTGCCCAGCAAGACGACATTGTTGTTGATGAAAGCATTGCCAATATTCCAGGTGTTGGTCAGGCAGCCGTTGCCATTGCCAATGTTTTGAACGCAGTGGGCAATATTGGTGCTGACATTTCTCCTAAGCAAAGAAAGAAAGCACAGACCCTAGTTGTGACCACACTTGTTGTCGGACAGATTGCTCAGACAGCAGCAATAGCCACTGCCAGTTCAGGTGCTTCTAGCAGAACAAACAGAATCAATAGAAAGACAGGTAAATAAATGAGAACCTTTGGAAATGTAATCCTTAGAGTTTTAGCAACTTTTGTGAACTCAGCACTAGCAGTTATTGGTGCTGGTTCTGTTGCTGGCTCTGTAAGTGGTATCAATATCCCAATTTGGTTTAGTGCTGTTATGGGTGGAGTTATGTCAGTCGCAAAGGTTGTCGAACTCCTATCTCTAGCATTCCTTGAAGATGGAAAACTAACCAGAGCAGAAATTGACGCTGCCTTCCGCCAAACTACCAAACTAAAAGACATTGACGAAACAACCTCAACTAGCAAGAAAGAATAACAATGAAGAAAATAACTAAGTTCTTAGCAGACCTATTCAAGGACCTACTTGACCAAGCCTGGACCCTACTAGGTCTAGCGTTGGGTTGGGTGCTTCTAGAAGGCTCAGCAAGAGACATCGTAGGAAAGTTGATTGGAATTACCCTACTTATTTGGATTCTTACATTCCCTATCCGTCGTGAAAAAGACGACGAATAATCAGCAATCTGTAAAAGTCTTACAATAAAACTATGCCTAATTTGAACCCTGAAGAGAGAGACCTCGCTAATGCGTTGCTCCTACTCGCTAATAAATACGGGAAATTCAATGAAGATGAGACTGGCATTTGGGCTGGCTATGAATCTGCTGAAGCAAACGAAGTCGCTGCCATTGGCGTAAAGTGCTCTAATTGCGTTTTATATAGAGGTGGCTCTGAGTGTGCCATCATTGACGCTGAAGTTGAACGAGATGGTAAATGTCGCTTTGCTGTAATTCCTGATGGAGTTGTAGTTACC